CGATCTCATCAATTATCAATTCCTCTGGGTCCTGGTGGATACGGTAAACGGCCGACACGTCATCAAACTGGTCGCTCCGACCGCCGTACCCAATTGGGTGGAGGGCTTCAACGGACCCATTGATGTTTTGATGAAGGAACGGCGGGACACCCGGAAGGCCCTGGATAGTGACGGGGGCGCGGAGCAGGAGACCTTCATCCGCTGGGAGATCGCCGGCTGGAGCCGCTGGGTGAAGGAATCGGACGGTACGCCGCGGCGGTTGGAGACAGGGACCTACACCTACGTGGATCGGAACGGCGACCCGACGCTCCCGATCTTCCCGGTACAACTCCCGATCCGGCGCTATGTGGCGTGGCTCTTGGCCAAGAAGGCGGCGGTCATCTTCAATCAGGAGAGTGTCAGGGACTTCGCGATTCGGGTGGCCAACTTCGTCAAGTTGATTCTGGGAACCGAAAGTGACGAACAGTTTGCGAACCTGCTCAAGAAGATTCAAGACGGGGCCAATGTCCTTCAGGAAGGGAAAGAGGTCTCAGGCTCGCATCGATTCATCGCACCTCTGACTGAGGCAATTAAAAACGCCTCCAATGTGCTGGCGACGAAGATCGAGGACTTTTGGAAGTCGGGCTTCAAGATGTACGCCGACGCGGCCAGAGAACGGACCGCCACGGAAGTCAAACAGGATGTGGCTGCTGGGGTGGGCGCCTTCCTGCAACTCCTGAAGGCGGGGGTGGACGACGCGGAGAATGGCGCCCTCTGGCGTTTGGAGCAAGCGGAACGATCGGAGACGCCGGACTCGTGGGGTGTCGCCCGGGTCGAACGCTCGGACGATTTCAGCGCCATCGACCTCTCGGCGATCATCGACACGATGCGCAAGCGGTACCTGGGAGACAGTAGCCCGGTGCCGGTGGGGCGGTCGGCGCTGATCCAACTGTCGGAAGAATCGGCCCGCTATGACGGACTGCCGGTGGTACGGGGAGAGATCGAAGCGGCAGTGGATGCGCGGCTCATGGGCGAATTGCAGGCACAGCTTGAATCGCTGGGCGTGGCACCAGCCGAAGTCAAGGCGCGGATCGCCATGCGGCTAATCGCTGCCATGGGCCTGATCGACCCCAAGGAAGAAATCGACATGGCCGACGGGCAGAAGCAAAACCTTCTGGCCGTGTTGACCTCCCAGGCCCTGACACTCGCCCAAGCGAAGGAAGAGGCAGAACGCCGGCTGGCCGAACTCCCGACGTTCAGTCCCCTGCCCCCGGAGCAGAAGCCGCCCGTCGCGGCGTAACCGGTGGCCCGCCGTAACCCGGTCTATTCCCCGTATCGGCAGGCGCAGATCAACGCACGGCGCCGGGTCAACTCTCTCAGTCTCGAATCACTACGTCGGATCGATCGGTCCATTGAGCGGTTTGCTGATGATCTGGAAGCCCTGCTTGCACGGCTACCCAAAGAAGACAACATCCTCCAGTCCTCACTCACCCGCGCCATGCAGATCCTTCAGACGCGCGTCCGGGTTCGTCTCCGGGATCTCCTACAAACCGCTGTCTCCACGGGACGTCAGACCTCCTTCGATGCCATCCTCGGCATCCAGAAGGACGCCACCCTGGCGGTCGCGAAAGCCTCGGATATTCCCAATAACCTCCTGGGTGCCGTCCGCACCCCGAACGTGTCCATGGCGGGCGCATGGGAATCCTTAGGTACGGGCGCGGCCTCGTGGAAGACGCTGATGTCCCGGTATTCCGATGGTGCGGTGGATGATGTCCAGCGGGTCGTCACTACCGCCATGACCGCGGGAGTGAATCCCGATGAACTGGCCAAACGGCTTCGGACCTTTGTGCAGGGCGCCGAAACACTCCCGGAGGCGATGCGCGGCCTGCCGATGTCGGATAAGCAGCTCGCGCAACTCCTGAACGATCCCGCAACAGCGCGGCAGGCCAAAAACCTCCGGCACAACGCGGCCCGGATTGCCTTCTCCGAAGTGCACAACGCGCGGGGTGAGGCAGAGACGCAAGCGTTCGCCGCCGATCCATTCGTCAATGCGGTGCGCTGGACCCTCTCTCCGAATCGCGGAACGCAGACCGAGCCCGACGTGTGCGATGCGCTGGCGGACAGCGACTTCTACGGACTCGGGAAAGGCGTCTATCCGGTGGCCCAGGTTCCGGTGAGCCCCCATCCGTGGGACCGCTGCGAAAAGGCACCGGTCACTCGTCCGATGTCCGAAGTAGATCGCCCCAAGCCGAATCCCGCTCGCGTCATCGGTGCGAGTGAGGCGACGATCCGCGGTACAGACTCCATGACGGAACAAGAACGACAGCGAATCATCCAGCATGTCGGGTCGGTCTTCGTGACGACGACCGCGACGGGTTCCCCGCAGAAGTTGGATCGGCTGGCGAATCAGAGCATACCGCTCCCGGCCTTTCAGCCGTAGCCCTTTGAAGTACAATCCCCTACGATGCTCCTGTGAACACCCCGATTTCCGGGTGGCCGTCAATTGACCGCTGTCTCTCCCCCCTTCGGGGGGTGCCGGTGCCCTGACCCGCAATTCAGGAGGCATGACCGATGCTGTTCCGACGATTGGACCTCTCACCCGAGGGTGAGGGCGGTGGTGGTGATGCGCCGATGATTCGCGTCGAGGTGGACGGCAAGGCGGTGGATGTCCCGCTGCCTGCTGGATACCTGACGAAGGTTGACGTAGACGCGAAGTATGTCCCGAAGGGTGCGCACAACGACCAGATGGGCCGACTCCGCAAGGATCTGGATGCCCTGAAAGGTCTCAAGCCACCCGAGGAGTTGCTGAACGATCCGGAGTTCAAGGAGAAGGCCGTCAAGAGTTGGGGCCTGAACGGAGCCACCGGCGAGCAATTCCAGGAACAGCTCAACCGGGCGAAGACGGACCTCTTCGAGCGGGAAGTGAAGCCGCGGGACGTGAAGCTGACCAAAGCTACTCAGGAGATCGATACCCTCCGGGTCAAAGACCTGAGAGGGCAGATCATCCAAGCGGCAGCGGCGCTCAAGGTGGATGACAAGTTCACCCGTCCACCGGCCAAAGGGGCAGACCCGCTGATCTTCGCGATGCTGCGTCCACTGTTCGACTTCGACGCCGAACACCGCGAGTGGTTTGCGAAGGGTCCGAACGGCTTCGCGTATTCGCAGCAAGAGGGCGGCGCACCGTACATGCCCGTGATGGAGTTCATGACGGGCTGGGTCGGTGGCGATGGCAAGGATTTCCTCCGGAGCCAGCGACAAGCAGGGGCGGAAGCGGAAGCGGATGGCGGGGTGCCGGGACAAGTCGGGAAGGAACTCCGGCTGACGGAAGCCCAGATCCGGGACACTGCGTACTTCACGCGCGCGCGCGTGCGCGCAGAAAAAGAAGGGCTGACGATCGTCCAGGTCTAGGGGCGTCACCACCGTGACAGCGCCCCGCGACCAGATTCTTTCAACTGTCGCGGGGAGACGCTTCTCCAATGGCCAACACGCTCGGCAACTACAACCCGACCATCTTCGCGGCGCTCGCGCTTCAGCAGCTCGAGAAGGAGCTCGGCCTGGCCGGGCGGGTCTTCCGCGGCTACGACAAGAACCCCCAGGAAATGGGCCAGGTCATCAACCTGCGCCGGCCGTCCTACTTCACAGCGCAGAGCATGCCGATCTCGTCCGCCAATTCGTCCAATCTGCTGACCGACTCGGTGGCGATCACACTCGACCAGTGGTACGGGGTCCAGTTCGGGCTCACCGACAAGGAGCTGGCGTACACCCAGCAGCGGATCATCGATGAGCATATCCGCCCCGCCGCCATCGGGGTGGCGGACAAGATCGACCAGTCCCTCAACGCTCTCGCCCAACAGATCCCGTGGTACTACCCGGTGACCGCGACGGCGGGCGTCGCGGATCTGCCGGCCCTTCGGCGCCGGCTGTTCGACAACCAGGTCCCGCTCAACGATCTCCATCTGGAGCTCAACGGCGAGCGGGAACAGTACTTCCTGTCCCAGGACATCTTCCTCCGTGCCAACGAAGCCGGCTCGACGGCGAGCCAGCAGCGGGGGGCGCTGGGCGACAAGCTGGGCTTCGAGATTTTCGCCAACCAGAACGTCGCCCTCCAGCAGGCCGGCACCGCGCCAACCGTGGGCAACGGCCCCGCCACCGTGAACGTTACCGTCACCGTGGGGCAGGCAGCCATCGTCATCGCGGCCTCCACCATTAGCGGTGTCCTCAAGGTCGGTGACATCATCCAGATCGGCTCGACCGCTTCCACGGGCCTCACCGGCGCTGCGCGGACGGGTCTCCGGAACTTCGTGGTTACGGCCAACGCCACAGTCACGTCGAACACCATCACCGTCTCCATCTCGCCGGTGGCCAGCCATACGGTAGCGACCGGCACCACGGTGGGCTTCAAGGCTGGAGATGTCACCAAGTACGACAACCTGGCATTCCACCGCAATGCGTTCGCCCTGGCGATGGCGCCGCTACCCGAAACAGGGCGCGCGATGGGCGCGAACATGGCCAGCATCAGCGACCCCAAGACCGGACTCGCGCTCCGGGTGAGCATGTGGTACGAGGGCTACGACGCCCAGGCTCTCGTCCGGATCGACGCGCTGTGGGGCAACGTGGTGCTCAATCAAGACATGGCGGTCCGGTACATCAGCTAACCCGACTGACGCGGCCCCGGATTCGTCCGGGGCCTCGTCACGGGGGAGACCATGGCGAGTTACTTCGACCCGAACACCCATGTCACACTGATCCCGTCGGCGCTGCGGGGGCATGCCGATTTGCCCACGGTCGCCGAGCAGGCGGAGCGAGACGTCATCGGCCACTTCACCCACCGCTATCCAGCCAATACGGAACTGTCAACCCAGTTCGCCACGGGGCCAGGATACCTACAAGCGAATGGGCTGACGGTGTGCTTGCAGCATTTCGATCCCAACCCCGCGAGCTGTACGGATGCCGGCTTGGTGCTCGCGCTGCGGGACACGATCGCCGAAGTCGTGACGTGGCGTCTGAGTAAAACCGGGGAATCCGCCATCCTGAGTTCTGTGGGTGGGGTGAACGCGGCGCAGAAGACCTTCCGGTCGGATGCGCATCACATCTTCCCGCCCGGCCCGTGGACGGCGCGGCTGGCGAACTGGGACATCAGCGTCCCGGTGTATGTCACATGAGCATCCAGATCAATACCGCCGGCGCGATGACGGTGTTGCAGCAGGTGCGGCACGCCTTAGACGACTTGTCCCTGGTGTTCGCGGGACCGATAAACAAGTCGGTCGATACCGTGTTCAAACGTCAGTTCGACAGTCAGGGCGCGTTCGGAGGCACCCCGTGGAGACCGCTCCATCCGGTGACAGTCCAGCTCCGGAAGCGCGCAGGGCATGGCCGAGGTGGCATCCTTCGGGACACGAATCGTATGTGGGCAAGCCTTACGAAGTTCGGGCTCGGACCGGATGCGATCAAGGTGGTCACGCCAATGAGCCTCGAGCGTGGGACCACGGTCCCCTATGCAGGGTGGATACATACCGGATTCATGAGCAAGTACTTCGTGGTGGTGGACAAGCACGGGTTGCCGGTGCCGATCAAGCGGGCGCGAGCCAAGAAGATTCCCGCGCGCCCGCTGGTCCCTGACCCGATGCCTGCGGAGGTCGTGGGAACGTGGGAAAAGGTGATTGTGAATTTCCTGATCGGTGGACAGCGTGCGGCTTGAGGTCGTCCGGGCACTGAGCGAGTGGCTGGCGAATACGACATACGGGGTGGCAGTGCAATTGGGAACTCTCCCGGTGGATACCGGAGATACGGCCCCGCTGGTCACGCTGGTCGTAGATGGGACGAAGGACAACGCGCTAGCCAAGGGGGAGCAGGTTGCTCGAGGGACCGACGTGTTGGTCCTGGTGACGCCTGACGGTCCCACAATCACGGAGACCGGGCACACCAAAAGCGAGTATGCCGTGGGGCGGACACCGATTGCCTTGACGGTGGTCCATCGGGGCGCTGGAGAAGCCGCCAAGAAGGTGCAGGACGTGGAGTATGTCTGTCGGGCGCTCGTGCTCTCGGTCAAGGCGTACTTCGAGCAGAACCAGACAGCACGCACGCGGAATGAGGTGACGGTGTTGAGCACATCCCAAGTGCAATACGGCTTGACGGTAGACGATGGACTCGGCGCTTTAGCCGCGGTGGTTTTTACGGTGCTCGCGTTCGATAAGCGGGCACAACGCTTGACCTAACTTCGAGGGTATCCCGATGGCACTTGCTCCCTCTGCCGACAACATTATACTCGGCGCTGGCGAACTGTTCTTCGATCGGTTCGATGCGAACAACGCCCGGACCGGTTACTTCCACATGGGGAACTGCTCGAAGTTTGCTATCTCCCTGGTGGATGATATCCTCAAGCTCAACACCTCCATGGATGCCTCCCGAGGGTTGCTGAAGCAGGCCACCCGCTCGCGTGAGGTGAACATCGAGATCGTCTCGAACGAGATGGCGATCGCCAACTTGGCGCTGGCGATGATGGGTGACACATCCACCTTCACCCAGGCGTCCTCGGCGATTACCGGGGAAATCCTTACCACGTCGGTGGTCAAGGGGCGGTATTACAAGACGGCGAACCGGAACGCCACAGGCGTGGTCATCACGCAAGGTACGGTGACGTGGGCGCTGACCACGGACTATGTCATCGCGGATGCTTCGGCGGCGCTGATTCAAGTGAATCTGACCCCCAGCGGCTCGGTGACCACGGCGACGACGGCAACCATCGCCTATACCCGCGCCTCGCTGTCGCTGGATATGGTGCATGGGGCGACCAAGACCAAAGTCGAAGGCTCCCTCCTCTTCGTCCCCGACCCGACCACCGGTCCCAATTTCGACGTGGAGGTCTGGCGCTGTGCCGTATCACCGGGAGGTGAGCTGGGGCTGATCTCCGAAGACTGGGGGGAATACACCCTCAACATGGCGGCGCTGAACGACGCGGCCGGGACCTATGGCGGGAGTGCGTCGGCGCCCTATTTCCGGAAGATCCTGCGTGGCACTACATGAGTACCGTCGTGATTGGGGGCGTGGAGTACGCCCCCTTGGACGCGAGCGGTCACACGGTGGAATACGACTGGTACATGGGCCGGGTGCTCGACGCCTCCGGCCTCACGGCTCTGCTCCACCAGCAAGCGGAAGGCATTAAAGTCGAACCGAGCGCTGTCAGGGATACCCTGATGGCATCGCGTCAGTTCGGGGCGCTCCTGGCTGGCCTGGTCAAACCCGTGGATGTGCCGTGGACCGCGGAGTGGGCGAAGAACACCGCCATCCGGTTCAACGGCGGGCTGCCGGCCAAGGATCGAGGGCTTCTGGGTGCCATCCTCAACGAAGGGCTGGCTCTTTTTTTTTCCCGCCGGGCCGCGATCCTT